AAGATGAAGAAGAAGAAGAAGACGGTTCTATAACAAAAGAATTATTAGGCAATTTAAGAGAAGATGAGAAAAAGGAATTAACTGAGATCAAAGAAAATGAATATGATGAAGTAGAAGAATTCGAAGGAGATGAAATTGACGAAAATGGAAACTTAATAAGAGGAAATTATATTGAAAGAGAATTAGGTTCAAATGATGAAAGAGGTATGAAACATGGAAGGATTATAAGAAAAAGATGTATTAATAGAAAATTATATGAAGAATTTATATGCAATTTAGCAGATACCAAAGACAAATTTGCATGCCCCATTTATCCAGAATTAAACAGTAACACTTCTTATGAAGAATTTATTGAAAATGTACCCTGCTATTGTGAAGGTCCAATGGCTTACGCTCATACCATAAATGATGAAGAGAGAGACAGAGATGTAATTTTTTATTCACAATGTCCTAGAATTCAAATTATCGCAAGTTTAAGACAATTGTTACCTCAAAATCCACCAGTAATGAAGCTAAAGGCTGAATTAGAAGAATTTATGAATAAATTATTTGAAGAAAGAGATATTGACAACTTAATAGAAAAGAATTTCAAAAAGATAGATTATAATAGATGGTTACAGAGAACAAAACCAAATTATAGAAAAAGAATTATAAAATTTTTGGAAAAAACTGAAGATTGGTATACAATAGAAGAGCCTAATATAGTAAATGGAGTGATAAAGGAAGAAGCACAGAATGAAGGAGACAAAGCAAGAATGATAGGAAGTCCAGTTATTTTACATAAAATATTAATGGGTCCCATAGAATCAAATTTTGAAAACTTATTTAGAGAATTATTTCCAGACTTCTGGGGTGTAGGAGAATCCTTATTAGACAAAGAATATGAAATAAATCAATTGATAAAAAAATATGGAGCAGACAAAGCAATAACTTTAGATATATCAGGTCTTGATCAATCACACAACAAAGTAGCTAAAACTTTTTGGGTACATTTAGTAGATAGGATTGTTGAATATTTAAAAAAAGAAAATAATTCATTATTTAATCCAGAGAGTATTAAAAAGATGTTATTAAAGGACAAAACTATAATAACCTGCAAAGACAAAAGAAACAAAGGGAAATATGTATGCATTTCAGAATTAAATAATAAGATGGCTAGCGGACAAGGTTATACAACAGTATTAAATACCAGTATGATGTGTTTTTTATGTGAATTCATTAGATACAAATTCAATTTAAATTTATCTGGAAAAATTTCAGGAGATGACTGCGCTTTAATGACAAGTAATGATCAAAAACAATTATCAAAAGCTTTTGGATACATTTTTAGCAAGAAAGGAGCCAACAATAAAGGGG